CTCTTCCGATCTTATTGACAATTTATAATTCTAGAGTTATAACTAAGGTGTCTTAAGAGACAAGCCACACGAAAGGAGGTGCAAACGTGGCAAAGTATAAACGTAGCAAACCGATGAAACGTCGCGATAGAAAAAAGCGCGAAAAAAAAGAGCGCATGATTTCGTACCTATCCAAAACGTTCGAAATTATATACACGCTCTTAATCGGTGAAGCCCTCAAGCTTCTTGCTAAATATCTAAGTGACTTATTTTAGTCACTTAGGTACTTATATTATACCACGTTTTAAAATATGGAACTACTAAAAATAGCGTTATTACTATCGTTAGCATTTAATGCATATCTTTTAAAGAAAATGATTGAAAAGTAAGGAGGTAAAGATTATGTGTGAAATGAAAGCTTATATCACAAATTTAGGTAAATACAATGAAGGTTGTTTAGTTGGTAAATGGATTGATTTCCCTATCGATGAGGATGATTTTGAAAGCGAACTTGAAAGCATTGGAGTGAAAGAAAACACAATGTATGAAGAGTGGTTTATCACTGATTATGATTGCTCATTGTTTGATATGTATGATGCATTTGGTGAATATCCTAACATCGATGATATTAATGAAGTAGCTGAGGCTTTAGAGAATAATGAAGATGAATTCACTGCATTATTGGAAGTATGCAGCTATGAGGACGCTTTAAGATACTTAGAAAGTGAAAACTATACTTTCTATCAAGGTATGTCGTTGGAAGATGTAGCGTATAAATTAGTTGAAGAATGCTATAATCTCCCAGAAATTGCGCAAAGATATTTTGATTATAAAGCGTTCGCGCGTGATCTAAGTTTTGACGGATATACTGAAACTTCAAGCGGAGTTATTTGTCTATGTTAACCCGCAAAGATCTTGACAACATGAGCACTCTTAAAGTGCTCATGCTTGCTTTATTAAAATTCTACTTCTATATGTGTTTTGACGCATTATTAATAGGCTTGTTTTTAGGCTTATCAAACATAATACTACCACTTATTTATTAATTGCAGGAGGTTAAACAATGGAACTTTTAGAAATTAAATTATTGCATAAATACGCAAGAATCAGATCATATATGAATGATCTTATTTCTGGTAATTTTGTTGTGTATGATTTTCTTTATGAGTGTTTAGCGGATCATATTGAATCATTTGTCTATGATCTTGCTTATATCGAAAATGAAAAAGTTATACGCGTTTATTATGATCAACTTTTAGTTGATTCTAAACATGTAAGCAAAGAACTTTATACACTTGTTATAACTATTTTTGAAGATAATGAATGGAGGTTTTAAAAATGAATAATAAAGAATATATCGAATCAGTAGAAAAAAAGCTGGATCAGCTCAACGCAAATAGTCTAAAGGCAAATAGCATAATGCCTTTTTCAATAAATAGACATTTAAATGGGCTATATGATCTCAGTTATGGCATGGATGTAATTGCCTGGATGCTAAAGCCGCGTGAACTTTGGCAGCTTGTAAATACTTTATGTATTTTAAATATTTTAGGAGGGCTCAAAAATGACAATATGGAAGCGTGAACGAAACCATTTTAATTATTATGTTACAAATGAGCGAAAACAACCCCACATTTATGTTGAAGCGTTAGGAACTCCCAGCGCTTCAACTGAAAAAGTTTTAAAAGATCATGGTTTTAAGTTTGATTATAGCAAGTGCATGTATGCAGCAGCTCAAACAAATGACTTAAGGTTGTTTGTTGCGCACGATCTTGACAAGCTTTTCAATTATGATATTCAAATATATTTCAATTCAGAAGCGAAAAAAGAACTTTTTGCGCCTGATATCCAGGAAATAAAAGATATTTGTTATCATTTTAAAATATACAAGTGTTATATTGATATTTTAAATAAGGATCTTTTTAAGATCTGTAAACCTGGATCAAAAAGCTTGCTTTTTACTTATAACACTAACTCTAAAACTATAGACGTTTTTAATAGAAATAAATTACAAGAAAGCTATATATACAATAATTGTAAAATCGTAAAAATGATTGTTGAAAAAGATGCACCAAAAAAGAAAAAGAAAGCAACGCCAGCACTTACAGAACAACAAAAAATTAATAAAATGCTGGAAGCATTTCCATTTTAGGAGGTAAAAAAATATGGGATATATTGGCAATAAAATGAGTGAACGCGCTTATGAAGCGTATGAAAGTGGTGAAAAGCCACTTTCTAAATGGTCTAAATTTGATATTATAAAAAGCGTTTTAAACGTTAGAAATGACTTTCAAGAAAAAGAATTAAAAATTTATAGCAAAGAAGTTTTAAAAGTTTTTCTAATCTGTAGCTCATGGCATCATACCGGATCATATTTCAATGAAACTAATTTTTATAGTTTAGATTATGATGTTATCGAACTTTCAAAAATTGAAATAATCCAGGCACTTGAAAAGAAGAAAAAAGATCTTGAAAAAGAGAAGAAAGAAAAAAAGATTTTAAAACTTCAAAAATGCATATTTTCATATATTGAATGGGCCGGAACGCGAAAACATCCAAAAGCAATAGAAAAAGAATCATACGGCATCATAAAAGGATCATGGATATACTACAAAGACGGCAAAAAGTCATTAAATGGTAAATATGTTCATGTGGTTAAAGAATTCGAACGTGCACCGCGTGGAACTGCTGCACTTTTCAAACAAATTGAAAAGGACTTGTAAAAGTCCTTTTTTTAATGTCTTCTAATTTCTTTTTGAATCAGCTTTTTTTTGACTGGATTCGATGCGAAAAAGTTCATAAAAAGTTTAGTTTTAAACTCATATTCTTTTTGATCTACTTCTTTAACGTCTAAAACTCTTTTGAATATTACTATTGCGATAAAGTTCGCAAACAAGTTTGCATCTTTTTCTATTTCCTGATTCTCATAGTGTTTGCTGCTTGAATCCTTATAACTTTCAAATTCTTTTTTCCATATAGAAACGCTTCTTTCATCTATAGAAAACACTTTTTGATTCTTCTTATATACACATGCATATTGGTATAAATGTCTTATTTCATGTGCAAGATATATATAAACTAAACTACTATCTATGGATGTATTCAGGTTTACACAAATTACATTTTCTTTTGGGTATGATGTGCATATGCTTGTATCTTTTACTTGAAAAAGTTCTTTATTGACTGGTTTATGTTTAAGATCATAAACCTTATCATTTACTTTAAAGTAAACTTTTGGAATCTTTATATTTAATAGTGTGCATAGAAAACTTACATAATCATTCATGCATCCATTATATCTGAAAAACTTTATTTTGAAAAACTTATTTATCTAGAATCAAAAAAACTTTTTCTAATTGTTCTTGAGAAGTTGGAAAAAACTTTTGAGATTCTTTTTCATGCTTGCATAGAATCGAACCGTCAAAAAACTTTTCCAGCAACTGATAAAACTTTTCTTTCTTCACATAATAAACATAATTCACAGACACATCTTCATCATCATGCGCATTGTATTCAAAAGCTTTTTCAACCATCTTAGAACAAATAACACTAATCTGTACATTATCATACTTCACAAAAACTTCTTTATAAGAAAACTTATTTTCGTCCATTTCATCACTCCTAAAAAACTTTCTACATATCAAACAATACTCTTAAAAACTTTGCATATTCTTTTTCTGATTTCAGATAAAACTTATTACATCCATCCATGATATCTTCATAGTTGCAAGTCTCAATTTCATTATCTAAAAACTTCCTATATAAACTTTTGAATTTGGATTTACAAATATAATGCTCAACTACTAGTATATCATTCTCATAATGACACCTTTTAAACTCTTCATGTGCCATATAAGCACATACAATATTATCTCCATATTGTACAAATAAACTTTCTGTATCACGAATCAGAAAAAACTTTTTCACTTCTGTTAAAAACTTTGGTATTTTGTATTTCATTTTCTTTACTCCTAAAAACTTTTTCTCAGATACACTTTTTCTTCCTTCTATAGTAAATTCACCAATTCTTTCTGAATACATTTCAATACTTCCGGAATATCCATTATTACTGTTTGTTGTAAAATATGCAGTACTGTCTGCATAACATGTATTTGTATCTCCTTCCGGGTCTAGTGTAAATGATTTAAAACCTTCCCATGCGACAGGTGTACCATACGTGATATCTCCACCTTCTCCATGCTCAATAGGAACTACATAAACATTTTTAATTCCATATTTAACTTTGTTTGCATCTTCCACAATATCACTCCTATTTATCTGCAATCGTTTCTACAAAACAATTATAATAAACATATCTTTTCCCATCATAATCAAATTTTACATATCCACCATCATTTGTTTCAATATCAATTCTTCCCTCATAGCTAGCTATAATTTTTCCATCTGCTGTATACACATTGATTATTCTATTCAATCCACCATTCAAATCTGATTTTATATCAGTACCCCAACGATCCAAAGAAGCACATCCAAATAATGAAATGCTAATCATTCCAACCATTAATAATTTGTATAATTTATTCATTTTATTCCTCTTTTCTATGTCCGATAACTATATATTATCAGACCAACCGCAAACCTTTTAAAAGCCTAGTAAATAGGCTACTTTGTAACACTTTTCTAAAATAAAAACTTTATGAATTTTTGAGTCATGCTGTAATGTGTTTATTTATTTGTATCTTCTACGTTAATCAAGCCATGTTCAATCGTTTCTTTAGCAGGAAAGAATGTTATTTTATATCCATACGGATTTTCTTTTACCGAATCGGTCTGAATACTTGTATATGTTACATCTTTTGATAAATGTGCATAAAACAATTTATATTTATCTTTTCCAGTTTTAATCGTTACATTCAAATCGCCATCACTATCTGTTTCAATAGATATTTTTCCTTCAACAGAAAACAACGGTTCATTTGTTCTAGTATTTAATGCCACAACCTTTCTCGATATTTTAAAGTTGTTTGCATCCACTCTTAAATTATGATTAGCTGTATCTGATTCTTGGCATCCTACCAAACCTAGACACATTGTCATTCCTAAAATTGCGCTTAATATTTTTTTCATTTGTTCAAATCTCCCATAACGAGCTTTTTAAGCTCTTTCTTCATTGCGTAATACATTTTCATTCTGCTACAAAACTTTTCTCCTGAAAGCTTCTCAAACGACTCTCCGTTGACATAATGACGTTTCATATATAAACGAATATCATCATCTGGAATAAGATCAATAATTGTTTCAATTTCTCTCATCTTTCCTAAGATAAGATTCTTATCATCTTCAAGCACTTTTTCTTTTGAAATAAACTTTACAAGAACATCATTTGTAATATCCTTGTTCTTTTTTGAATCCAACCTTTGTTCAAATGATGGAGATTTTGGATCTGAAAATTCTTTTTTTCGAACCTCCAAATCCTTTAAAATTCCATCCAACGATTTAAACTTTCTTTCATAGATTTTGAACATTTCAAGCTTTTTAATTAATGCATCCACTTGAACATCTACATATTCTTCATAATCCGTTTTACTCATTTTCTCTCCTATTTAATTTCTTCAATTTCCTCAATGCTGCATGATGGAAATTTCATATAGAATTTATACATTGCCATGCTTTTCGATTCCTCCTGGACTTCCATCACACAAATATTATTGTCTTTGATATATTTAATTCTGTATTTCTTTAACATCTTTATATTCTAACCTTTCCAATCGCTTAATTATTTTGTTTCATCAAAATCATCATACAAATATTCTTTATTCACCTTATTTTTTAAATCCATAATTTCCAGCCTTTGTGCTGCAATCATATTTTCTAAACTTGTAATCTGTGATACCATTGCACAACTACATACAATCAATCCGCATATAGCACCTAACATCAATCCTATTGTAAACTACATATTAGAAACCACTCTCCAACGGATTACCTGATGGTGCGTTCAATCCATATAATGTTGCATATACAATAACTGCATATACAACATAAAGTACTGTACAAGTAATAATAGGATCCAGATTCTTAATAATTGCTTTTTTAATTCTATTCATCATCATTTAAATATTTAAACTCTTTCATTAACTCATCCTTTGTTTTTTCAAACTCTGATTCGATTTGTTTCTGTACATCAATCTTAGTTTGTTTAAACCATTTCTTTTTGAACTTAGTAACTGCTTCACGATAACGTTTTTCATCACAGTCACACGACTGCCACCACTCTAAATCATGCAGCACTTTAACTAAATCTTTCATCATTTCATTTAATTGAGAATCGTACATTCTATTAACACATTCTTCTTCAACTCTGCAATACACATAGCTGTAACTTCCACCACTCATTAGTTAATCTCCTTTTCAATCTATAATCTTACTTCCGCAATTTGGACAGTATTTGGGTTTGTAACTATAAAAGAATTCTACTCTATTATCTTCGTCGCTTTTAACTCCTGTTTGGTGTACTGATATGAATCCACAATTAGAACATTTAAATACATCCCTTGAATCATATTCTAATTTGTTAGTGCAAGTTTCTTCTTCAAGCCAACCAAATTCTATGCATTGTTGGATGATCGCCATTAATTCATTTACCGATATGGCTTCTGTTGTTAATTTATTTCCTAGTACATCTTTAACTGCAATACGTCTAGATACTTTATCAAACGCAATATCTCGTGATGCAGTAGTATTTACGCATCCATACGTTATAAGAGTGTTTGGTGTTATTTTTTTTGTGAATCCTAACCTTCTAAACATTTCTTCAGCAGTCATATCCTTCTCCTAATTTACTAATAGCCAAATACTCAACATTTTGTTGACCTTCATACCAATCATTTAACCAACTTATAGTATCCTCGCAACCATTCCCTACAATGTATATTCCTGTTTCAAATTGCTCAATTACAAAACGATTAACATCTTGTAATTGCGTTCTATTCTGACTTCTAATCCACATCCTAGTACCCCTCTTTCAATCTTTGATAATTCACTTTGTTTTTGTCACAATATGCTTTGTGCACATCTTCAATCGTGAAACCTAAGTATTCAGTGATTGCGATTAGTCTTTCAAGCTTATTTGAGTTAATGCTCGTTAAATCTGCAAGTAAATAAATAATTCCAGTTTTAAAAACTTTAATTTCACAAAAATATGTTATAGCATTGTAAATCATTTGTTCTTCTGCTCTCAACTCCTCTTCACCACTATCGAAATGATTTTGATAACTTAAAACGAAATGCCAAATATCAACTAATTCTCCTAGAACTTTTTCTTCATCAACAGGTGCTTGAGATTTCTTCCACCAACACCAATCACCTTTTAATTCGTGCGTAAGTTCTCCAACTTCATCTAGAATTGCGAAGCCAAGATTTTTTTTGTCAATTTCAGTTAATCCGTATTCTTTCATAATTGCTTCATCTAGTTTAGCTTGCATTTGAAGCATTTCTTTGATTAATTTAATATCTTTACTTGTCATTTTTTCTCCTTTTATTCATCTATGAAATTTATGATATATGTTAATTCTTTCATTCTTTCTACAGCTTCTTCTTTAATGAATTGCAAAGTTGCTCTCTTTGCTACTTCAAAACTTTTAAACGGATGAAAAATGCTTATTGTTTCTCCAAAATACAATGTGAAATATACATAAAACAATTTTGGCTCACTCTCGTTAAGTTGGTGTTCTTCAATTGTTGCGATTGCTCTGTTTTCATTGTAGGCATCAGTCAATACAAGTCGTGTTATTTTTTGCCCGTCAAATCTATTTTTTTCCCATATTAATTTCATATTTTTCTCTTCAGCAACAACTTCAGAATTGTTATCTTCTGTTCTTCTATGTTTTACATGATCTTTACCGGTTAATAATCTATATAAACAAGCTTTTCCACCAAAGAAATCAAGATTTCTAGAATCAAGTTCCATTGATCGTACCTCTAAATCTTCATTAAAATACAGTGGGTTGCATTGTTTAAACTCACCATCCACATCAAATGCATCGTATGGTTCTAAACCATTTTCTTCCATGAATTTTTCAATAACTTTCAGTTCAATCATTCTATTTCCTCCAATTCCAATTCTTCACATATTTTTACGATTATAAATCCATTCCTTGAACGCTTTATTTTTCCTTTTTTCTGTTTGGAACACATGGATCTAAATGTATTGATTGTTGTTTCTAAAAACGATGCACATTCATCTTCTGTTCCAATACAAGCAGGAAGATCATCCTTGTATATTCCATATATTTTTCGTGCCATCAGTTCAACCTGTAATTCTTTCCAGGCTCTTTCTCAATTTCAAAGAAGAAACCATTGCACTTTTCAACAATTCGTCCAACTACCGCTTCATTTATATCAATCATTTCCTGGCTTGTTCTTTCGCAAGATATGATTGTCTGCATGTTGTTGTTATAGCGATAATCAATCAAATCAAAGATTGCTTTATCATCCAACCGATTGGCACTAGATTTGAACAAATCATCTAGATACAATATTTGAGCGTGTTTAGCACGTTCTAGAAGCGAATAATCAAAGTTGCTAATAGAATTGCTCAACTCAATGTATCTGACGTACAGAACACGTTTATTTTGTTCTAACAACCAATTACTGATTCCTGAACATAAATGTGTTTTCCCACATCCACTCTGCCCTAAAAACATCAACCAATTGCAAGGCATGTGTTCTGCAAAATTGTTTTTACAATCCTGGATGTAATTCACTGCCATTTTTTTGATTGCTTCTTGCCAAGGATCAGATGCAACGAAATCATTGATTCGTTTGTTCAACAAATCTTTTAAACCACTGTTCTTTTTGTTCTTCTCAATCCATTCACTGCGATAGCTTGATAGTTTCTCACAATCATTTCTTTTTGAACAGAACACCTTTGTTGGAGCCACCAAGTATTTCCCGTCATAATAAGCTGGCTTTTCCCAAATACCACAAGCGCCTGCTGCCATGCATTTATCACAATCACTTTGACAATGTTTGCTTTTAAGATATTTCTTATTTTCTTCATTTTGTTTTTGGATTATTTCACTAACTGACTGCATTACATCTTCATTCCTTTCGTGATTACAAAATTATTTGTTTTTTGTTTAGGTGCTACACTGTTCAGATAAATTTCAAACTTAGATCCAAACAACGTGTCAGGCCTTAGATACTTGTTCATCTCTGTATCGTTTACCCATTCAGAAGCTTTAACATCAATCACAAGCTTAAAGTCTTCTAACCTGAATCCTTCATTCCATCTAGCATGAATCTTATCTCTAGCAATACGATTACTGTGTTTGTAATTCTTTGAACATTTAGAATTCAAGTAGTCAATAATTTCAACATAAGGGATTGTTTCTGATGCTGATAAATCAGTGTCGTCGGAACTTTCTTTTATATTTCTTTTATTATTAACTGTGTATATAAATGTTTTATTAACTGTCTTACATTGGACAGATTTGTCTTTTGTACATTGGACAGATTTGTCTTTTGTACATTGGACAGATTCGGTAAATGCATTGGACAAATTTGACCAATCGATAGATAAAGCATTTTTTAACTTTTCACCCATATTTCCAAATGCATACCAGCTTGTTTGATTCCAAGGATTTTCATTGTAATTTCCTTTGATAATCAAATCTTCATCAACCATTTTTTGAAGTATTCTTTGTATCTTTTTTTCACTCCAGTATGGAAATAATTTTTTAAATCCTTTTGCAGAATTAAACGTCCAATATTTTCCATCATGATAGTTGTTCTCATTTGCTTCATTTTTGTTGATCCAAAAACAAAACATATCAAATACAACAGCAACTTCAATGCCGTATTTGTCGGCTATTGCTATTTCAAAACTGTGTTTCATTTTCTATCCTCAGAATAAAGATATTTCCTTTATTCTCTTTCTATTCCTTGTATTACTTTTAGGTAGAATCACAAGCTCATAAAGCCTTCCATCTACCTGATAAAAACGATATGCTGCGCCCATACAAGAAACATTTTTTCTTTGTACAAGAGCAGCTGTTATTCCATATTCTTCAAACATATAAACTGCATCAGGAACTACTTGTAGAACCTCATATGATGCATCTTGAACCTGAATAACATCACCTGTATTAACATTAGTAGCTTCTTTCATTTGTTTCTCCCGTCTTGTATAATTACCTCGAAAAGAGGTATATTTATATGAAATTTGATAATGATTTTTTAAATTTTGCTTTTAAATCGTGGCCTTATATAGTCGCGATAATTCCATCTTGTGTAGGTCTTCATAAGTCGATTAAAGTAGAGAAGATTATAGCTGCTAATAAGGAACTTGTTTCTATAATCCAAGCTCGTGCACCAATAACTCAAGAGCATTACAATCAATTATTAAGTGTTTTCTCTGATTATTTAGACAAAGCCGCTAGATACAATAAATCAGATGGGAACAATTTATTAAAAGAATATCGTGCTGCCTATTTAAAATCTCGAATGCTAATCCCTGACAAAGAACTACATGATAAAATGGATGAAGTTAATACGTATTTGTTAGATCAAAAAAAATCTAATATTAAATCTGAATTGGAATTCACTAACATGTTGGCTGATATATCTGACTCTTTCAGTCTCTTTCTAGATCAAATTGAAAGAAACGCATGACATAGTCCAAATGCACATGCATGTCCATAGAACCAAAATTTAAAATACTGAATTGCATGTCTTTTAATATCGTCTTTATAGTCATAGAATTTAGTTTCAATAAATTCTAAAATAAAAGCAATCATGATTGTTACCATCCATCCAACATCCACTGCAAATTTAACATCCATTCCATTCCCTACTTTCTTTTCGCATAACTCAATGATTCAAGATTTTGCTTTTTCATTTTCCTTGTTGTACGAACATAGATTCTTGTAGTTTCTAAACTAGAATGTCCAAGAATATCCGCAAGTTCTGCAATCGCATTTTCACCATTCTGCATCAAATACTGAATTGCAAACAAATGCCTAAATGCATGAGGATGTACTTTACCAAGCTTAATTCCTCTGCATTTACCAGCAATCATCTTTAAGTCTCTAGACAACACACGAGCGTTTACAGGACTTTCCTTATCAGAAGATGTAAATATACACCCTTCTTCAATTCTGTTGTCCTTGCAGTATTTAAGGAGCTCTCTGCGCAAGTCTGAACGTAGAATGATTCCTCTTCCTTTTCCTTTGTTCATAACATACACATTGTCATCCGTTACTGCTTCTACGGTAAAGAACTGTAGTTCACTCAAACGAATTCCCGTATACCCAAACACCTTCATGATCTCGTATAAGTCCATACGATTGATTTCACGAGCTTTTTTCAATAGTCTTTGAAATTCATTAGGCTCTAGAATATCATCCAAAGAATCATCTTTCTGGACTCTTACGTTCTTCAATAAATTCTTTGAATAATATTTCTTTAGCTTAAGAAAATTAAAATCATCATCTGAATCTATGATCTCTGCATATTTAATAAATTTATTAATGATCACAATATAGTTGTTTACTGTACTGATTTTATAATCGTGCAGCAGTTTATCTTTAACACCAACTATATCTGATTTTGTGATTTTACAATCAGGCAATGAGTTAACAAACAAAGTAGCAACATGCTTGTATTTACGAATGGTATTCTTACTTTTCTCATCCGCTGTTTCTTCTTCAATAAACCCGTCAATTTTTGTTTGTAACTCATCCTTAGTCATATTACTTAACTACCTGGATGATTGTTGTAGCCAACACCTTAGTAGATAAAAATACGCATACATTCAATGCAAGTAAAGCAATATTAATGAATGTACATGCAACTACATAATTCTTTGACTTAGGTTTCAAATTAATGAGATACTTGTCATCTAACTTATTAATCTCATAGTTATCGAAATCAGGAATTACCCAATTTTCTTTTTCTTCTTTTTCTTTTGTCATTTTATATCTCCTTATATAATAGTGATTGGAGGTGAAAAGAAATGTCTGATTTAGCAATTCAAATCCACAAATTTGTCCTAGCAAACAAATATGGTGAGTATGATACATGTAGCATAGAAAATGTTTCCAAAGCGTTCCCAGGCTATACAGAATATCAACTCGAAGATGCTCTTGATGAACTAGCAGACCGTGGATATATCAAATCAAACGGTCATTTTGACGCTACTGATTATTACACTTTCACAGTGTTGAAATAACCCAAGGCATTAGCACTCTTTAGAGTGCTTTTCTTTTTGCCTTACCCTTTCATGAATCGAATATGCTCTATCTTGATGATCTATTCTTTTCACCAAAATCCAATCCTTAGCCAAAATATCATTTGTTGTAATACCTGCCATACGAACAATACATCCTTTAAAAGGAATATAAGCTCCATAGCCATAAATAGCATTATCAAACGGCACTAAATAGCCATTTACAGTTGTGAGGAATGAATTCTTGCGTACCATTCCCATTTTTCTTTTCTTTGCCAACTTAGTGGCTTTCATAATATTCATTTTTTATTTCTCCTTTTAGAAACTGTGATATAATAATGATGTGGCTAATTTATACAGGGCTGCTGCCCTAGCACTCTTGTCCAAGAGTGCTTTTTATTTGTTCCTTCCAAATGTCATTAAGTGCACTTTTAGTCTCAGGAAAATACTCAACAAATAACGGAGTAGGAACTGCAAGAATCTTTCCAAGCATAGTGTCTCGATATGATCCTTCAAATATTTCACCCTTTTTATCTTTTTGTCTGCGTAGATTATGTAAAATCTTCCTGGCTTGTGTATCCTTTACAGGTAAAACCAGAAGTACATCCTTCACAGTTACGTACGCTTTCATTTCTTTTTGCTCTCCTTTCCGTTATGTTCATGTGTATAATTGATACGGAGGTATAACACATGAAATTACTAAATACTTTTAAATCACTACTCGATATCGCCAATAAAATTATTCCTAGTTTTAGAATCATACGTTTTAACTCAAAAGTAATTGATTATGAGTTACAAAATAAGACTACTTTGCTCTATATTCACCTTATAAACGATTCAAACTGTGATATAGAAATAAGAAACATTTCCATTGTCGATAACGATAAAGAATATCCTGTTCTCTTAGAACCGACCCTCATTAAAGTTGAAGGCGGTAAAGCTCAATATTCTTCTGCACTTCCTTTTCAAATGAATCCAAGGACGTCAAATTACGTTTATTTAATATTCCGTAATTATGAAGGAAGGTCTTTAGAGATTGATAATCTTCTCTCTTTGAAATTTCAAATAAATCGTAAGGAGTTAGTGATAAATCAATTCCTACCTCGTAAATCTTATTATCTGCATAATAAGCGGAGGTAATTACATTTCCTTTTTCCATAACATTCTCCATAAAATATAAAAAGCCCTGTGTAAACCTAAATAGTGGAATTTTACACAAGGCCTAAATTTACATTTGTTTTGTACGTATAAAACATGATATACTACTAGTGGCCTTGTGCCTTGATGATGATGTGAATTTGTCGCAAACAATGAAACACATCAACATCCGATTTTCTAGGGTTCGTGTTCGGTCGCCAAACTAAATCACGTTCCCTATTTTTATTTTACTTTGTTAATGAGCATTCTGACATATTCAGAACGGCTCATTTTTTCTTTTTTACAGAGTTCATCAAGTTTATTTAAAGTTGATTTATCAAACCGAATCTCTGTTCTAACATTTTTTGGTTCTCCTATTACAGGTCTTCCCATCTTAGACTTTGCGACTTCATTCATACCGCTCCTTTCCCAATGAACAACATACTTTTGTACGTTGATTTGTCGCACATATATAATGACATATGTACGTAGTTATGTCAAACGGATTATGGCGAAAATTTCCACTATTCAGTTTTCAAAGAACTATCGGACTCGGGATGTTTATCTGAGTCCGTTTCTGAGCCTTTTCTTTTGCTCTGAGTCAAAATACACGCGATATATCCTCGATCATACTCATTGATGTCGTATCCCATCTTTCCCAGTGTATCCAAAGCGTCTTTAGTGACATTTTCCTCATCAGTCATTACATCCCTCCTTTTAAAATACTTTTTGTATGCAACACATACATTATAAGTATGTGTTGCATACTATGTCAACTTTAAATTATTCAAATAATTTGTTTTTTTGTATACTCGACATACTTTTTAATGTATAATCACAGTGTAAGCAGTTAAGAGGTGAAAATTGTGGAAGAACATATAGGGTCGAGAATATATAAAATACGTAAACATTTAAATTTGAGTATGGAAAAATTTGGTAAACAAATAGGTATCTCAAAAGGTTCAATCAATAACATTGAAAAAGGAACTACCAACCCATCAAGTCAAACTATCAATTCTATATGTCGAGAGTTCAACGTTGACTATGTATGGTTAACTGAAGGTATTGGAGACGATATGTTCATTTCTATACCTGATTCAAAGATAGATCAACTAATCGAAGATTATGGATTAAAACCAGAAGATAAATGGCTTGTTCGAGGATACCTAGAAGCACCACCTGATATAAAAAAGCAAGTTGCAGATTATTTGTGGTCAATTGTAAATAGAGAACTAGCTAAAAGAGAAAAAGAAAAGAGTAACAAGAAATAACTGTTACTCTTTATTTACTATATGTTTACTGTATGTTTGCTGTATGTTTGCTATATGTTTACTAATAAAAAAGCTAGACTAAATCTAGCTTATGTACTAGAATGTAATTAATCGAATATAGATTGTACTACATCCAGTACTTCTTGAAGAATGTGTTCCGGGCATTCTTCTTTTTTTGTTACTTTTCGTGCTTTTAAGTCAAGGGTTTTTACATGTTCACATAGAACACATCCTGTAGTTTTCATTTTGGGGTCTAAAGGAATATGCATAGGAAAATCTTTTGTGTTATTTGTAATAGGACAAATAACATACAATCCCATGATTCTATTATAATCATCATTTGATATTATCAAGCATGGTCTGTCACCTGCTTGTTCATGACCTCTAACGGGGTCTAAATTTGTGAACACTATATCGCCTTGTTTGTAGCTCATTAAAAAATCTCCTTTCCAACTACTTCATCAGACCATATTTCTTCTTGCTGTGTTGGGCCTTCATAATTGGCAAATCGTTCGGCAATAGACATACGTCTTTTCTTGTTTGGTGTAAGTGTAATTGAATTGTTTTCTACTGTCATTTGTAGTTCATCGCCCGTTTTGAGTGACAGAAGTTCCATAACTGCCATAGGCAATCTTATCCCTTGACTGTTACCCCATTTTGTAATTTTTAAACTGCTGTTTGACATAATATACCTCCCATCTCCTCTAAAATAAGTATATACATTGTATATTTATATTGTCAACAAAAAAACGTCAATTATATTTGACGTTTTTTAAATTTGCGCGTAAATACCTATAGGTATTAGTGTTATTCATTTTTAGATAATAACAGCAGTCTTTGTGCATGATTATACAGAATTTGCAGATCATCCACGTTAAGTTTTTCTGCTAGGATAATTAATTTTTTTATCCATAAATCCCTTTCCATAAGATCATCCCTTTCCATTCATTTTCTATGAATAAAAAGAAAAACGTTTTCCTTATTTTAATATAATAAGTCTTAAATTTCATATGTCAATGTCTGTTTTGTATTAAATTGTACAAACATAATACTAAAATGTGCAAGTGGTTATATATCACATTTCCAGTCTCGAATTTTTTCGGGGGGGGGGGGGAGAATTTTTAATGTACTTTTGGTTATATTATTAACTAATTTTGTTTTGTAAATATTTATTAATATTTTTCATTTTTCATTACTCTTTTTAAAATGTGATGTTATTATTCATGTGTACATGATAAATATTTTAGGCTTTTTTCTATTTCCTCAAGAAAAGATTAGCAGAGAATGAAAAACAGATAGTGGTGTTGAGCAGCATACACTATCTGTTTTTCATTTTATATTCATTCATAACTTGTTTAATATCTTCACCAACTATATTCCAATCATTAGATAATGCTATATAGTCGTCATAAAACGATCTTGTTTTAATTTCAATTTTCGGAAATAAGTTTATACTTTTAATTCCTTTTATTACATAATCAATTATCTTCATACACACCTCTAACTATTATAATTTATTTGTTTTTAATTTATTGTATTTAGTTTCATTTATTGGATAAATCGTTTTAATCTTTAATATTGGCCCTGAACTTATTCTAACTGCAACTAGTACATTGTCTTCCATTTTCTTAACAATTTGTAAGCTGTTATTCTTTTTGTCCTCCGATATAAAATCTGGATTAGAAACAATCAATGATAAATCTCTGAAAACAATATCTAAAAACAAAGGATCAGTAAAATCTTCTCTGTGTCTTTCTATATGATTTATTCTGTCATCATACAAAGCAATAGTTTTATCTTTATATGATTCATCTAATCCAAACGTTTCTATGTATTCATCTGTTATTTTATATAACATCTTTTTTGATTTATTCATGATTATATCTCCCAAATATAAAGTAAAGGCCTTGTTGCATTAACAAGGCCTACAATTTGTGTATATGGTGGGGCGATAGTTCCCACATCTCATCAGAATTCACATTCCTACCCTTGACACTTTCGTGCGCGATAGCCATCTTTCTATCCTCACATACACAATCAGAATGTTTTCTTTCAGCCAATAGACCTATCCAGTTCGAGGTGAACACAAACAACCCTACGGAAGCTATAAGCACTATGCATGCTGGAACACAATACTTAATCATAGCTTAACAGAACCTAATCTGTGACAAACAAGATAGAGCAGCAAGCTTATCTTCATCCGTATATTACATTATTTGCTAGTGAATTTCAATCAAATTTCTCCTATTTTTGTACTTTTTTGTAACATTGTGTAATCTAATATCACTTTTTATAACAACTTATTCATCATATCTACAATGCTCTTGTCTTTTGTATCAAACCAGTGTGCATATGTATTGTGCAATGTTTCAACCGTGTCTCCTAAGCGCTTGGCTATATCAAAATCTGAGAATCCAGCTCCTGCCATGTTATTAATTAGGAATGATGCATGTGAATGTCTAAAATCATGAATTCTTATTTTAGGTAATCCATCATCTTTTTCTTTTGCCTTATTATATGCATCATCAAATCTTCTTTGTACTGTCTGAGGTGATATTGGTTTATAATATCCAAACACGAATTTATCTTTTGTGAAATCATCCCATTTAGAACATTCTAAAAACCATTCTCGAAGCATTTTAGACAATGTATTAGGCATTGTGATAGTTCTATAGCTATTGTTTGTTTTCGGTGGTGTAAGCCATTTATTAGGGTCTTTCTCTTTGTATCTGTATGTTTTGTTGATATCTATCGTTTGCTTCCTAAAATCAATGTCCTTCCATTGTAGAGCCATTGCTTCACCTTTTCGTAATCCCATATAGAATAAAACAGAATAAAAACATTTCATCATTTGTTCATCTACTTCTTCAATAAATAAATCAAAATCATATTGCTGCCATATTGTCATTTCTTCTTTTCTTTCATTCAATCTAAGATCACGTTTTACATATGTCATTGGATTGGTTGGAATGTATTCAGAAGTAACACCAAATTTATATAGCTTATTTAAAAAGAAATATATTCTTGATACGTATGCTTTTGAATATTTCTCATCAAATTTGTTGATCAAGTTTTGCATTTGTCTTTTATCTAGAAAATCAATATCTTTCATTTCCTTAGAAAGAACATTGTATAAATATTCATCTGATTTTAGCGTTGATTCTTTTACATACTTTTTATTATATTCTTTAAAAGCTTTATATAGTCTGTCAAAATTCATATCTGATGGAAGCATAAAGAAATCTTTCCTAAATTCAACCTCAGCTTTTTGTGCTTCCCATTTAGAATCAAAACCACGCTTACGATATCTCTTTATACATTTGCCATCTTTATATATTTTTCCAGCAAACATATATTTTCCTGTCTTCTTATCTAATTCCACTGCCATTTTTTGTGCCCTCTTATATGTCCATAATATGCAAAAAAGGGGTATAATTCAATATTTTAATATCAAATTATACCCCAATATACCCCAAGGCAAATAAAAAAGCCTTTAAATAAAGGCTTAAATTTCAATGGAGCAGATGAGGGGATTATATAAATACCTCATATCTATTGATATTTGATGTTATTTACATCGTTATCTACGTGTTTTGATAACACTTTGTTGTTTTGTACCCCAAAATGTACCTCACTGCTTCACGCAAGAAAGATAATACAGTATAAACTATATTATGTCAAACACTTTTTGAATTTTTTTATTGAACCTCAATCAATGGGCCACAGTTTACCCAAACTCCGCCAATCTTTGCAAGATTCTTTTTCACATTGACTTCATCCACACGAATACGTGTTACATATACAATTGCATTTGTGGTGTGTAACACATTGTCGTTATATCCGTCTGAGTTTGGCACTTTGTCGACCAATCGAATTGGAAACCAACCGCCTAATTGAGATAAGTAACAACATAAATCATCACCAATCTTTTTCAAGCCTTGGTTGCCAATTTTCATATGTACAGATGTAACATAGCTACCTTTATGCAAAATTTGGTCGATAGCTTCTGCGCTAGACTGTGTGGCGCCAACTGGCACATGAGGGTCTGTATCGATACCAGCATCATTAGTCCATCCAATCGCTACTCCATTACGATCAACACGATATGGATATTTTGTTCCTTTAATTACTCTACCAATGACACCTGACCAATCACCTTTTTTAACTGTAGAAGTTCCGTAGCAATTCACACTCAATGTGTTTGTACAGATAGGTAAATTAACTGAATATTTTTCTCCACTTGGAGTTGTAGGTTTTGGTGTTTCAACCTTTCCATCTAACTTTGCATTTACTTCATTAGCCAATTGTGGCATACGTGCTTCCAACCATGCTCCAGGGCATGATGTAGCCGCAAACATTTTGTGCATAGTCAATGATCCGCTAGAATTTCCTGTATAGTTCAATCTAAATCCATATCGTTTACAAATATCAACACATAGATTCACCAAGCTATCCCAAGTAGCTTGCGTCATTTCTCCAGTTGCGTTATTAATGTTTCCACATTCAATCGTAATTGATTGAGAATCATTCAACCAATTTGAACTTGTCCATGCAGCATTTTCTTCATCAACACTGCATGCAATGTCTCCATTAATTCCAATACAATAATTGGAAGATGCTTGACGAGTATTTCGTGCAAAATAATCTGCACATTGTTTACCACTCCATGCCGCAGCCATGTAGTGTGGAGTGATTTTACAAATCTTATATCCAAAACGACCATCATAATGTTGTGATGTTCTGTTACAATATGTTGCTAATCCGGAATACGACATTCTTCATCTACACCTTCTTCCTTGCCATTGCTTAATTCTTCTTTTGCTTCTTCTGATAGATTCTCATAATCTACTACTTTTTCTTCATCATTCATTATTATTCCTCCGGTACACTAATTTCAGGTAATCCGCCAATACTAGTCAGCAACGAGACGATGCCTGACAAAACCGCTGACGAAATTACAACTCGCCAATCAACGGCTTCCAATAATGCAGATGCTCCAATAACACCAACAGCAGTTTGAGCAATTGTCTTTAATGCTCTAATACTTGCGTAATAGCCATATTGAATCCACCATTCTTTACTATATTTTTTCATTTTCAAATACCTCCTATCCTAATGATAGTATTTAAATCGTTTGTACACTGTACAAAATAAAAGACCGTATTTAACGGCCTTATTGATACATATTAAACATGTCTCGTATATGTGTCTTAATCATTGTTTTTTCTTCATCTGAATCAACGCATCCATGAATCATAGTTACGATTTGTTGCATACATTTCATAGTCTTATCTAATTCACGATGAGACTTTTCCAAATCCATCTCACCTTTTGTACGCAAATATTCTTCTTTGAACGCTTTATATTTTTTCAAATGTTCTGCAAGCTTATAAACAATATCTTCTGTTTCTGGATCATGAATATTATATCCATCATTATCTTCTTTTAATCGGGCTACAGTTGAAACTCCATCTTTTCCTATCTCAATTTGATATTTATTTCTCATTGCTTCTATAGTTTCGATATCTTTGATATTATCCAAAGCTTGAGATAATGCATGGAAATAAGATTCTGCATATCCATATTTCTCTAACATGTTCACTGACTCATGCATTATCTTTTCATTAACTTCCATTGCTTTATGCATATATTTCACCTACGCAATCTTTTTAATGATAATGTTTGCATTTTGAACAGATAGATCTAAACCACTGTTATTTGCTAATGCAATTGTATAAGATGCACCACATGGAACTTGAATTAGAGTGTCTCCACTTACATTTCCATACGAACTTGCAGTTGCAACAGTATAAATAGATTGTGTTCCACCAATTGCTTCTCCGTTTAGTTCAAGCACTAAAGAAGCTTGTCCTGCCACTGCACTCGTAATATCCGCAGTATAAGTTACTTCATAGATACCTGGCTTTGTTAGTGTAAACAATCCACTTCCTAGATCATGTGCCAACCATCCTTTACATGGACACTGGCAGGATTTTGATCTTACACGATCTGTAGGAAACAATACATTATTTGAATTATCGACTGTCTGAACAGTCGTAGCAATACTATTAATCATTTATTTTATCCTCCTATTAAAATAGGGATAGCCTTTCGACTATCCCGTTAAATCCAAAGGCAATTGCCTAATCACATATGTGCTAGATTATAAGTTGTTGTAGCCATTACATCCACATCCGTTGTTGTAAGCGTAATATGGTGAACATGTAATGTAAGCTGGTTTTGGTGTTGGTTGCAAAGTACTAATGATATTTGCTGATTGTGCCTGTTGACTTAATTGGAAATTAGCTGTCAATAAATCACGGTCACGAGCAGCTAAACGATCACGTAATTCTTGCATAGTGTTTGCATTGATCAACGCACGTGTAGCTTCACCTTCTGAATGAATTGCTGTTGTAATGTCACAAGTATTTTTGAAACTTTGAGCATTTACATTGTCAATTGCACGTTGTGTGTTGCAGCAACATTCTTGTTGCTGAGCTTGCAAGTTTTGAAGTCCTAACTGATTTTCATAGCGACTTTCTAATACATCACGTTGAGTTTGACAACCTGTTTGAGATACATTTGTGTTTGTGTTAAAAATGTCTCGTTTAATGAATTCTTCATTTAATAAAGAATCGTTTGCTAGGTTTCCGTTGCCATATCCTCCATATCCTCCATATCCAAATAATACGAAGATTAGCAAGATCCAAATCCACCATCCTCCGCCGTTTCCAAAGCCGTCATCTCTTTCAGCTAAGTTGTAAGTTGGTTGAATTCCCATTCCATTTTCCATCATATATGTTCTCCTTTCTTTCTATAATAACGGTTTATCCGTTGTTACCTGATTCCGAATTGTTTTGCCATTTGTTGAAGTTGTTGCTTTTGTTGTGGATTTAAATTACCCATCATCTGATTTAAAATCATTTGTGGATTTTGGCCACTGTTCATAAGCATTTGAAATTGTTGAAATGCTTGTGGATTTTTCTGTGATAGCATATTCATTAACATTTGTTGGGGATTTCTCATATTCATCATATTCATTGGATTCATATTACCCATAATACTTTTTAAAGGATTCATTTTGTTTGTGCTCCTTTCTTTGGTTGCTCATTGGCTTGTTTTGGTGGTTTGCTTAATGCACATATCAAATCATCTAATTTCTTTTCGATTCCATTTACACGATTTTCAATACTGTTAGAATTATCTTCCGTGATTTCTTCAAATTTAAATTTTTTAAATGTTCCATCTAAAGATTTCATATAAAAAATAGATTTATTGTTATCAAATAAAATCGTTGGTAAATTTGCATTCGCAAAGTTTCTAGCTTCCTGCTCATCGTTCACCCATTTTCCATTAAAATCAAAATTACCTTGTTGTTGTGGTGTAATCTGATTATTAATATTGATAGGTGGAATATTTGCATACTGTTGTACTTGCTGAATTTGTTGATCTATCATTTGCCTTTGCTGCATCAAGCTGTCAATTCGTGCTTGTGCTGGATTATAATTGTTATACATTTCAACCACCTCTTTACGATTTAATTATATGTTTACGTAATAAATAATTTAATACTCGAATAATACTCATAAAATACCCAAAATAAAATGAGCAACCATTATAGATTGCTCACATATTTATCGAACATTTTTCTTGCTTTGCATACTCTGTTCCTTATGGTTTGTACTTCCATATGTAATGCATCTGCAATTTCGGTACATGACATGTCATATACGTATCTCATAATCAAAACCTGTTCATATTTCTTTCTTAATCCAACAGACTTGATAAGTATTAATGCATCATTAGGACGTATCTCTTTTAATCTGTTAGCTTTGTTAATATAAACCACCGCCTTAATTAAATTCGTTGGTTTGAATTAGCTTCGCAAGAACAATTATTCACATGATCATCTTTCCAATAACCACGACAAACAATAGTAGAATAAAGAACAATAATCACTAAAACCAATACTGTAATAATCGTTCTACTTGTTTTATAGTTTCGATCAATTAATTTTGAACAAAAACCATAAATGTTATCTACTTTTTCTTCTACATTTTGAAGTTTCTTGTTTGCATCTTTAATATCCATTTTTATTACGTTCCTCCAACGCTTCTACACGATTAAACAAAGTTTTTATTTGTTGTTTTAGTTCTGAAAGCTCCACTTCCATTGAATTGCTTCCTTTTTTTATTTCTGAAATTGAATCTTTAATATCACCTAAATCCGATTTAATATGTTCCAATTCATTCTTCAAAAATGCCATATTGGATATTTGCTCTCCATCCATCTTGCGGGTGCCACGATTATACGTAATAAATGCAATTACAAGCATGCATGCAGAAATAATAACACTAAGATATTCACCGCTCATAGAAACACCACCTATTTATTAACGATAGAATTTTTTTGTTCTACACTAATCCATCCAATAGAAGCAAAAATTTCTAAATCATTATTTGTAAATAAACCTAATTCATAATACGATTTGATTAATTCATAACTCATACTACTTCACCCCATTCAATTGAGCTTTTAATTGAGCGATCTGTAACATTAATTGTGCATTAATCTTATCTTGCTCAGTTGGTACTGCTTTTGGTTCTGTGATTGTCGGCTTATCTTCTTCTGCAACCTCAACCACTTTGCCTTCTACAAATCTATAATTGTATCGACCTTTTTCATCAACTAATCCTTTTTCTAGATACTGGCTTTGTGCATGTGCGTATTTATCTCCTTGTCCCTTATCAATCTCTGTCATTGTGTCCATTTCTTCTTGTGATAAAAAAATTTCTGAATTAATAGATGTAATGTTATTTTCTGAATCTTTATTAATATATACTCTTGCCATGTCTACTTCTCCTATTCATCATCATAAATTTCTGCGTCTAATTCTATAGTTCCGCCTACGTTGCAATTTCCAATCTTGCTTGTCACAGCTTGAATAAGCAATGTAAGATCTTTCACGGTAGTGTTTAATGAAACAACGGCTTTTGATAAACCGGAGTTAGAAGTATTTGCAAAGTTTACTGTTGGTTTAATTCGCATGCTTGGAATTGTGTCTGAGAATATGTATGTAAAGCTTGCACTACCGGAATAGAATACATAATAGTAATATCTTTTAATGTAATATCTCTGACACTTAATTAATTCATCTGCATAACTTGGAGCAACAAATGTTGTTGCTACTTTACCTTTTTCCAATTTAATCCATTCAATTGTGCATGCTCCATTCTGTGATGTAGTACCAAATCTGATAATACTTAATGGAGCACTTGAACCATCAAGTGTTAATGTATGGATTCCGTTTGTTTTGATTTCTTTTTTTCCAATAAGCGCGTTTTCGCCTAGAAGGCTAGTACCTCCTTCTTTCATAGCTTCAAGTCTAAACGAACCTACAATAGAAGATACTTTTACTGATATTGTAAATTCTTCATCTAATTCATTTTCTAAGATTTGGCTTATGTAATTCTCTAAAGTTCCTAAAGAATTGGTTGTTGTGCTTCCGCCTGTATAGCTTATCCCATTACCTAATTGCTTTACTGTTGTATTATAAATTTTCCATCTATCAAATGAATAATCTGTTTCGTTGTACGCTGTAAACCCACGTTGATTTACTTTGAAATCCGGATTAATCAATAAATTCGGATTACTGAATTTAGTTCCTAAATAGTCTGCTAATTGTGTTAATGTACCTTTTTTTAGTCCAAATCCATTATGTACGGGTAATAAACTTGTATCCGTGAAGTTATACAATGCATTTAATTCCGTAACTTGTTTTCCTGCCATGTTATTCCTCCTTGAATTTTATTCTGCAAATTCAATCAATCCGTTTTTCTGTTCTTCTGTGATTTTATTTTTTTTATAAGCTTGATTAACTAAGAAAATGAAACTGTCTTTGTCATATTTTCCTTCGATAACTCTTTTCTTTTGGTTATTCAAAATCCTGTACATGAGTTGTTTCCTCCTCTTCTTCCGGTAGTTCGATTCCTGCCATACATGCTACATACTGAGTGATGAATTTCTGATTTTCTAATTCATCTGAATTGGTTTGAATTTGGCTTGCTTGGTATTCTTCTTGAGCTTGTCTTTCAATTGTAGTGTCTAATTGTTTTATTTTCATTTTGTAAGTTCCTTTCTATGCAATACATACAAGTGGAGCGAACGCAAACGGGCTAGAAACGACACCAAAATAGGTGATATTTCCTAAAGCATTTATAATCCACGTATAACAAGTGCTATTATCGTGAGTTGAACGTAAGCGGACGTTCTGTGAATTTGTTTTGTCAGCAACGGAATACTCAACCATATTTGGATAATCTTTCAACCATTCACAAGGTGTTGTACGTCCGCTTCTTCTTTTCCAATAGGTGTGTTCATTACCTTCACCACTAGTTTGTGGTTTGACATACATTTGTGATAGCGAAGGTAACGTAACATAATCATATGTGATATCCTCTGCGCTTTTATCATTTACAGTATTGGCATAAGTAACGACTTTTACTTTTTTTAAGCAATTTAGCATTTCTTCAGGCATACCACAAAGGAATCCATCTTTAGTAGCTAATTGGTCAGGACAAATATCCCATTGGTCTTGTGGAGTCCACCATTGTCCTTTAGGTTTGCTTGAATTTAACCACTGGCGTAATGCGGATGTTTTCCATCTGTTCCATCCGTATGCAGCTTCTTGTATCGAATTTAAGTTTCCGCTTCTTTCTTGATATGGAATCGTTCCGATATTTGTTCCACCACTACCGACTGTAACATTCACTGTTTCGTTCAACGTAATTCCTTTCGCTCCGTACGAATAAACCTTCCAATTTGATGGCGATTGGTCTGGTGCTTCGTACAATCCGGCTAATCTACCACCTTTTTCAACAGGCTTTGTTAATGTAAATTGGTAATTGATTCCTGTTTTAACATTATTTCCCCACGATTGTGCGAAGTCAAAATGATATGTTCCTGCACTTAGTCCATCCGGACATACAAGGAATGCTCTCTGATGCGAAAATTGAATACCAAAAGGCAAAGTATAGTGTGTTTGTAGCCACATCCCCGGTACAATTTCTCCATCCTCTAACGTTACATCTTCAAAGTGGTTAACTTGCCAAGGCATGTCGTATTCCTTTTGTTCTGCGGTATCTGTCCATTTCTCGATTAATTGCGTACCGATTGCGAACGCTTTTTCTCCTGCTCCATCTGCAACGATTGTCTGTACACTGTTCCAATCCATATTGGAATGAGCAATATTTGTCTGTGCAATAACAGATAAAGCTTTTGCAATTTCTTGTCCTGTATCATCTGTCATCAATTTAATTTGTGCCATTAATTTACCTCCTGTACGATATATCCATCTTCATCTACCGACAATCCTAATGAATCAAAGCTATCTTTTAATTTACCTAAAGTCACATGTATACCAGTTATTTCCGCTTTAATTTGCTTTAATTCAATGTTGTCCGAATCTCCCATGTTGTCACTGTCACCGTTTAAGTCTTGATCACCATCAACTTTATATTGCCAATCTGCTTGTAATGTGTTGTTTTCTTCATCTATTAATTCAAAATCTCTATCAATTAATAGTGGAGTGTAAAAGTTATTATCAAGTATCATTTCCATAATATTCGAAATCTGTATTCTTACCGCGTTACCTGCTGTTGGATATATTTTTCCATCATAACCAATGCGTATATCTGTAACCTCTGTATTCGAACCTGGTAAATTTCCTGAATCGAATAATTGATCTATTCTAGATTTTAAAACATTTAAATCCTCAAAGCGTATGCCGTACTTGGAAATCAAATCATTTAATTCTTCAATCCCTGAATCTTTTATATTTGTAATTGTTGTCATCCCTGTATCACGTGCTTCTCCTATGTCCTCTATTGCTTGGTTACACTTTTCAGATACAAGTAAAAGCAACATTGCAATTTCATCTCGTTCATTTTGATCTAATGAAGCAGATTTTGAATATATACTTTCAGGAGTAACAACTCTTGATAATGTAGTAGACCATCTTTTTTGAATAATTCCATCATCATCTACAACAACTGCACTAACAACAAAATAGAGATCACCTTTATTCTTCAATGCGTTATTCGGAACAATCCAAGAGAATTCACATGTATCATAATAAGTAACCTTATCTACAGCCAAAGACGATCCAATAATTCCTTTTGAGTCTCTGTAATTTATACGAATCAAAGCATCTTCCATCTTAAATACTTCTGATACTTCATTCATAACCTTAAATTTTACATATTTAGAATCCTTATCATATTGAACACCAAATACATTTTCAGAATCAGGAATATAAATCTCACGAGTTCGTGCATCAATAACAAGTGTCTCGTTATCTACACCTGCATATGTATCTAGGTCAAAACTAAGGGTTGCATTTAACTTTGCCATTTTATATACTCCTAACTACTAAAGTTCCTGAAAGTGGTGTATCATGAATTCCATTTGTTTCTACAGTGATCATCCACGTATATATTCCTTCCACAAGATCATCTGATGGACATTTAATTTTCAAATCCTCTTTGATATCTACACACTCTATAACGTTTGAATTTTTCATAATTACAAATTGAACCTTATCATTATTACCGGGTATAAACGTATTACCACTTTTAAAATTAAAAGAAACATCAGTGATAATCGTATCTCCTTTATTTATTGTGATTTGTTTATTTTTTATTTCCATATACGCTCCTTTCTATTTATACAAAATTGCTCTTTTCCATTCCAATCCATCAAAAACAAATAATCTGCATAACTGATAGTTACTTCCATTCTGTGTAACTGCCAATGAATATCCGCGATTCCATCTTGAACCATCAAACTGCCATACTTCCATATAAGTAAACGTTGTATTGAATTTAACATTAACCCATGAAGATGTTCTATCTAATGAATCTGTTATAAATACCTGAATTGTTTTTTCTGTATTCTTTGGAATAGAAGATAGCGTAAATAATCTAGAGTTAACTGTATTTTGACTTGATCCATCCTTATATGTAACAGATTTAACATGCCCATCATCCGATGTGTGTACCGTGAATTTTACATCATCTGTATTTCCACTACCTTTGATAACTTCAAAATCCACATATGTTACATATACAGCTGCATAATTTTCTAGTGTAGTGGCTTTTAATACAGTTTGTGCTAATCTATTTCCACTGCAATCAGCCATAAATAGTTCTATATTAAATTCATATTGTGTTTTCTGAGTAAGACCTGTAAATGAATAATTTCCATTTAAATCATTACTTACAAATTCTCCGTCATTATCAGAATATAAACGCAATGTATATAAGTTATATGGATTTGTTTTTAATTTTCCAAAAACGGAAATGTTATTGTTTCCTACGTATGATATCCATGCATCATATGACGGCAACTCAATCAAAGATGTAGTCAATTTTGCTTTTCCTGATAAATTAGGCCATCCCTGACAACTTGCATCCCATTCAAAAGACCGTTGTCTATTGCAATACATTGGCTCATTAATTTGTCCTAGATAATACCATCCTGAATCTGTTATATAGCTTGTATCCCACCTTGAAATAGTTTTAGACAGTCCTCCAAGTCTAACAACGTTGGTTGCTTGAATTTTGAAGTTTCCAGTAAATTTAAACCATACATCAGCTTTAAATCTTAAATTAGGATATGACCCTTTGTATTTCTCATTATAAGATTCAAATGTAAGTATTAAATTTTTATCATATGGTAATCTTGCTAAAACAGTCATACTCTATCCCTCATATTTGATATAAATATCTCCAGCTTTATCGGTAGCTTGTACAGTAGGATCTGTAGTGCCACTACGAACATTTACAGTAAGTTTTAACTGATTATCCAATTGTTTTTGATAGCCTTCCAATGTCTTAACAGTTGTTTTTGCCTTTGCAATCGCATCTAAAAGATTTTTAAAATCTTCTGTTGAATCAATGCCACTATCTAGTGCAAAATTTTTTACAACTTTAATCTTGAATGAGAAGGAAGTTACAAATGTATTATCTGAACTCAATACGATTTCAGCATTCACAACGCCTACCTCAGCTAGAATATTCGCAAATGTTTCTGTGTCTGAGAATGTAATTTCATATGCATTCGAATTTTCAAATTGTGTAACACTAGTCGCATCCACACTTACGTTCAATCCACTAGGCTTTTCAATCCACAACGTAGCCGTTAATGATGAATCAGGTTCTGATGATTCATCCACAATAACATCATCACTAGCAAATACAATAAGACCTCTCCCTGTATCTCCTTGAATCATTTCAAGTGTTAAATTCGGATTTTCATTTGTAAGACTTACAGTTAAATGACTATATACAATTGCCATGTTATACCTCGCTTTCTAATACAAGATCTAAATCTTCAGGAAGTTCAGTGATTAAGTTATAGGTCAATTTATTTAAATAAAATTTTTCCCTTTTACCAAACTCAGTTTCTACATAAATTGAATCATTTAATTTCAATGTCTGTGCATCAGGCACATTGGATGAAAATAATTCTTCAAATTTAATAGACGTTTCTGTTTTCGGCTTTTGTAGTTCTTTCTCCAAAGATTTTTTTGCCTGTATTCTAAGATAGCTAATTAAATTTGCTTCATTTCTAAACACGCCCAGTGTTGTTTTTTTAGCTTCTGAATCGTCTTCCATTAACTTGATATTAGAATATTCTTTCACATCAATTCTATGAATCTCATCTGTATACCAATTGCTCGCTTTAACGATTTCGTTGTTTGGTAAAATTCGCCCGTTGTATGCTTTTGGAATTATTCCTGTTACGACATCTTCCATCGACTTCTTTTTTGTGTATTCAGACATTTCTTTATTGCTTATGAAAAATTCATTTGGCTTCAAACCGGAAGCATAATAATTTGAATTTCCAAAATAACAATCATAATTATTGAACATAGCAACAAATCTATTACTTTCACATTCAGGCCATCTGTTCATCATGGAATTGTCTTCCTCCCCAAATAAACATTGAATCAGATTATATCTAACCCAATATGCAGTTTGCGTAGAATCCACATCTTCCAATGTCCATTTGCAAATATTTCCTATATTTCTATCTGCAACGATAACTTTATTTTCATTTCCAACACTTGTTAAATTAGGATAGATTCCATAATATACATTTTTTAATGGCGCAATTTCATAACTAGATCCATTTTTGATGAACCACCATTGCTCAGAACTGTCGGATGGTCTTTCAGATAAACTACCTAGAACAACCTTTTCTGAATCCAATTTCAACCATCTACATGAACATAGTGATAAAATTCCATATATGTCTCCATATATGCCTGACCCTACTTTTTTTAGCATAAATGTTTGAGCGGCGGTTCTATTTATTTGATGTGTCTGTAGCTGCAACAATACATTTTCACTTGCATTTGGAACCTCTAAGCAATATTCATTGCTTAGAGCATTACGGAAATATACAATTTTTCCATCCTCTGCATATATATTTGTATAGTTCACATATTTTCTACGTCCATGGATTTTATAAGGATAATTAGAATGAGAATTTGTGATAATGTCATTTGCGGTGTGTATCGCATCTTCCCACGTACCACTCATAGTACGATCATCAAACACAAACACTTCTTTTTGAGAATCAAAGAACACATGTGTTGCATAGCATGTATATGTATCGCTTTGTTTGTTGTATTTTGGATACACAATTCTATATAACTGTGGTTCTTCAAAATTTATATCCACTTTAAACACAGATTCATCAGTGATTTTCATACCCATCAAATCACTTTTTGGAAATTCAATTTCTATGTACCAAACAGAATTTCTTTCAAATACTGCCTTAGCACTTATACAATGTCGTAGAATCACATCTCCATTACGTTCTTTCATTTGTACATATGTTGTTTTTTTTCTAGAAAAGAATAAATGAATCATCTTTATTTCTCCCTATAATTACGTATAATTTCTGCACGAATAGCACCAATATCTGTTGTGATCAATACATTATTTGAACCATAATTAAACTTAATCCCATCAAACGAACCACTTGTTTTCAATGTGTCATATTTATACGTTCCATTTTTATAATATGTTTTCATATAAGAACTTTCCGTATTGATTTCAACATAAGAAATATCCGATGTACCGTTAAAAGGATTTGTGATTGTAAAATTATTTCCATTACAATTGATCGTAATGTTTTTTGCGTTCATGGAAGTGTTATATAAGCGATAGATTGGATATGCTGTTTCATAATAATTCGCAAGTTCTACCTTTTTTCCACTTACAATATCGTATGGCCTTGAATACTTATTTACGTATCTGTAAGGTTCACAAATAAATGTGATTGTAAATTCACTTCCTCGTCCAAAATCTCTTGAATCCATATCAAACGTTACATTTTTTACCTTCCAATAATGTTCTCTATCATCACTAGTTAATTCTAATATTCCTTTATTTCCATTAAAATATTGTTGGATTTTATAGATACGATCTAGATATTCTTTCTTGCTATTTAAAACAAAGTTGCATTTAACAGGAATTTTGCGATCTTGATATACACCTGTATGACGATACGATGTAGTACCGTCACCAAGTGTAGATGTTTCTACAATTTCCTCTGCCATAGGAATAACAGGACGCTCACTTACCTTTAATAAATACATAATATTTTGCGTATAACGCAGTTTATTTTCAGGTGTAAATCTAAAATGATACATTCTATGAACCTCCATTTCCCCATGATTTCAACATATCTCGAATTGATATAATTTCTTGTACAGTATCTGTAACAACATTTCCATCCAATTGCATAGGTTGTAGATTGATTGTGATATTGCTATCCAATATTGCATTTAAAGCACTCGTTAAATTGTCCATTCTTTTGTAAATACCATCCAAGTTTAAATTGTATGCCGTAGAATTAGAACGCGATACTGTACCACCCATAATAGATGTAGTAGCATCACTAGCCACTGCATATGCGCTTGTATCAGCCAACGCTGCAATAGAATCAGCACTCATAGGTGCAATATCAGAATCAACAACAGGTCGAGATAAATTATCTAAAGAATGTTTTTCAGTTTTGTGTACAGTTTTCTTTATAGTTGTAATAATAATAGGATCTTTAGCGGCTGCTTTTGCGTTATGGATAGCTTTTTGAACTTTTTTTGCATAATCTATAGCTGCTTGCGCATACGGTTCATAAGCTTTCACTAATGCACTTCCGCCTGTTTTTCCCATAGAAGTAGAAGCTACCTTTGCGTTGGATTTTCCATCACCAAGACTATCTCCAATATCTTTGGATTTTTTTGAAGATTTATCTTTAGCTTTATCTAATTCCTTTTCTAATTCGTCAACTCCGCCTTTTCCCAAAGCTTTCATTGCATCGGAAACGGATATTTGATTACTAGCGATTGCTTCTGCAACTTTAGGCGAAACTTGTAATCCATCATATCCCGCCTTTTGAACAGCTTCGTTAAACTCAATCATGTTATTCAATTGAGCGTTTGCTTCACTAACGCTTCCTGCATTCTCAACAATACTTTCTGCAATTGCAGCAGGTATCGCTAAACCAGCTTGGCCAGCGTTTTCTGTTAATTGTTGGAATGTAAGCATCTGAGTTATAAAATCACGAGCAGTTGTATAACTTTCTGTTCCGTTCATGATTCCGTCTGTCAAATTCTTAGGAATTTTATAGCCATCTTCTGCGGCCGTATCTACAACTTCTTGCAATTGGCTTTTTAAAGTATCACCAATTTCTTTTAAACCTCCCGTTTCTAATTGGTTTGTATAATCTGCTAATTTTTGATTAGACTCAAGAAGCTTTTCACCCATATTACCTAATGAAGCAGTGACCTCATCCATTTGTCCTTTTACAATGCCTAATTGATCTGTATATTGAGCAATCTTTTCGTTGTCATGATCTGCAATGGCTTCTTTTTGCTTTTGTTGTAATTCTACGTATTTACCACGTAAATCGTATAAAGTTGCACCTAGTTCTTGATATTTGGATTCTTGAGTAACAATAGACTTTGTGGTTGTCTTAATTGCATCAGCATATGCTTCTTGTTTAGCAGCTTCCTGAATTTTGTCGATATATTCTTCTAAAGCACCAACATTTTCAAACACTTTTCCAGTATTATCAGCAACCTTGCCACTGTTTTCATCTACTGTTAGATTAAGATCAGGATAAATAGCATTTAACTGTTCAACCTTTTCACGCAATAATTCTTTTTGTGTTTCTGATTTATTTTCAACATCATTTAGTTGTTCAATCTGAGTAACTAAATTTTTTGCTACCTTTTCATTTGATTTATATGTATCAATATATCCTTCTGCTTTAGATGTGTATTTATCTATTTGAGCATTGTATTTTGATAAACCATCAATAACTCTTAAATCAGCTTCATACAAGGCATCTTTCGCTTTTAAATCTTCAATTTCCTTTTGCTTAACCTTCTCAAACATAGGAACTAATACAGCAATTTCAGCAACCGCTAATCCTGCTGCAATGCCTAAGCCTGACAATAACACACTTGTAGACGAGAAAGCACCACCTGTAACCGTAGCTTGTGTACCAGCATCTGCAAGTGCACCAGTTAATTCGCTTGCTGGAGATAATGTATTTTCGATTGCTTTTACAAGGCTCTTTGTATTTCTAGCGAACCCCGCCATCTTCCCTACTCCATAATTCAGTCCATCTGAAATCTTGCTGATTGCTTTTGCAGTAGGATATGCAGCCGCAGTCACCAACAACAATTTTGCTATTGTTTCCTGCGTTCCATCATCTAGTTTAGAGAATGCATTAGCTGCTTTTTTTACAACTTTTAAAATAGATGTAAGAGTAGGCGTAAATGCCTGGCCTAGTTCATCAGCGGCTTGTTTAACTGCTTCCCATGTCTGTGACATTTGAGATTTTAATGTTCCATATCGTTTTTCCGCTTCAGTTGCCATGGCTGAATTCGCTTGCCATGCGTTTTGAGAAACATTTAATGCTCTAGCCAATACATCCGAACTTTGTGCCAAAGCACCCATTGCCTGTGCTTGTCTAATTTCTGTAATATCTAAATCGTTAAGAGTTTTTGTAACATCCGCTGATTTTCCAATACCTTCTACAAACTTTAAGAATGTTCCCGCTGCATCTTCTCCCCAAGCCTTTTGGAATTGTTGAGAAGTCATACCAGATACTTCTGCAAACTTTTGTAGTTTCTTATCTCCCGTAGAAACAGATAGATCAATTGTCTTCAACATTTTAGAAACGGAACTACCACCAGCGGCCGCTTCAATACCCAATGAAGATAATGCAGTTGATAACCCTAATACTTGATTGGAATTCAAACCAACCATTTTACCTGCAACACCTAAACGAGTAGACATTGCCATAATATCTGCTTCGGTTGTTGAGAACTTATTTCCCAAGTCTACGATTGTAGAACCTAAACGAGAATAATATGTATTCGTCTTTTTAGACTGCGAAACCATTACGTTTGAGAACTTGGCAATACTTTGTGCCGCTTCTTCACCAACAAGATTTGTAGTATCTCCTAATTGCGTAATCGTCTTAGTAAACCCAACAATTGAATCTGTAGGGATACCCATCTGTCCTGCAAGCTCAGCATAATGAGCAATATCTTCGTATGTACTAGATGTTGTCTGTGCTAAATTTTTTAATCCATCATTAATTTCAGACAACTGTTGAGGTGTTCCGTTTACTGTTTTTGTAACACCAGTCCATGCATCTTCAAAATCAATTGCAGTTTTTGTTGCTCCGACAATAACCGCTGCTGACAACGCAGACAATGGTTTAATAGTTTCTGCAAATTGATTTGCTTTCTGACTAGCAACACCAAATGAATGTGATAATTTTAATATATTTTCATTATCTGTAATAAAGCTTTTATTCAAGCTCTTTAGTTCATTGTTTAATGTTGCTGCACCAGCTCTTAGGCCATTAAACGTCCTTTGCGATTCCTCATATGTGCTTCCTAAGTCAACAAGATTTTTCTTTTGTTCCGCAATTTTTGCATTGTATTCCTTTTGTGAAGCACTATTTGCCTTCATAGAAACTGAAAGTTCTTTATTTCTAGCAGCTAGAGTAGAAATTGCGGTTTCACATTGTTCTGTAGTGTGATAACTATCACCAATCGCATCTTTCCATGCTTGGATTTGAGTTTGATTTGTCTTATATTCTTTTTGTAAGGCACTCATCGCCGATTCAGTACTGTTTAGTTTAGTCTGATATTGCGATAACGTGGCTTTTGATTTGTTAACTTGATCTGTCCATTGTTGTTGTGTTTTAGGATATTCTTTAAGCTTTTTGTTATAGACATCCAATTGCTTAGAAGTGCTCTGAATCTTATCCTTTAATAGATTTTGGTATGTCGCAAATGACGAGAAATCATTCGGATTTAGCTTCATTGAAGCTTTTAGTTTAGACATTGTTTTGTCTAATCCTGATGTTTCTCTTTTGATTTCATTTATCGCTTTCTGAAATCCTGTAGTATCTCCATCAATCTTTACGGAGATACCTTTTATTTGACTATAACCTGACAATTTTAGTACCTCCTAAAATCTGTCAAAGTCGCTTTGGATTGCTTTACGGATATGTACTTTGTTACTAGATTGTTTGTCTGCTCTTGCACTCATATTGCTTTTAGCTATGATCAAGTCAAACATCATTCCAATGTCCATATCATCTATTTCATTCATCTTAAGCCCTAAATTCATGCACCCTATAATCAAATCAGAGTAGCTGACTATTCTTTTTTTTTGCTTTTTTCTTCTACATCTTCTGATTCACTATCGATAGTTGGACTGTTCGCAAAAACGATTTTTTCAAACACCACAATACCTACTGTGACGAATGTGTCATAGTCTACAACATTATCAATAAAATCTGAAAAATCTTCCGTTTCTTTTCCTTGAACAACATCATATGCTTTGATACATGCCCACAACACACGTTCAAAGAATTCTGAACCATTCGCTTCTAACAATACATAATATGCAGGTTCATCTTCTTCATCTGTTCCCACTTTATTTTTGATAGCTTCCGAAAACTTCATCTGTGCTTTCTGAGTGTCAACCAACATATCTCTATTGAAGTATTCTCTATAGATTTTCGCTGTCTTCCCTTTATAAAGAACGCCATATTCTTTTCCGTCAATTTTAATTTTTGTTTCCATATAACCTCACAAAGAGGGGGTTGCCCCTCTTATAATGTGCTCACTTCCTTTCCATCATCACTTTGTACAACTACCGGTGTGCCATCTTCCTGGCTCACTTCACTAGCTTTTGGACTAGGTAATGTTGGAGCAGTTGTAAAGAAACTCTCATAATTTGTATCGCCTTTACGACATTTTGACTTTACCCATTGATGATCACCTTGTTCTACAGGAACTGCTGTAATATCCATTGATGTTGTTTTTGGATCAGTGCTCTCTTCTTTTGTTTCACCTTCTACATTTGGTCGTGCAAATACAACCTTATAGAAGATATGTTTAGTAGCACTTACATCACCTTCAAATTGGAACATAAGCGCAACATTATTAGGCAATACGTTTGCATCTTCTGCTAAGTTACCTTCTTCTGTTGTCACTGTATTGAAAATCATTTTTTCAATTTCTTCAGGAATTTCAGACATTTCCAAACTTCCTGAATATCCATTGTTTGTATTCGTTGTGAAATACGCAGTGTTATCTGCATAATATGTATTTGTATCTCCTTCTGGATCTAGAGTTAATGATTTAGCACCTTTCCACGCAGTAGGCGTACCATATGTAATTGATCCTGCACTTTCTGTGATAGAACATACATGTACATTTTTTAGACCGAATCGTACTTTGTTTTTTTCTGCCATAGTTTTTATCCTTTCAAATATTTTTCGATTAAACTTGGCAGTTCCTTGATTGCGTTTGTTTCTCCATCCTTCCAGTGCTCGAATGCACGTGTACGTCTAGGAGAATTCCATAAATTATGTCCGTTTTCTAGTAAATGAGTTAATGAGTATTCGTGACCACTCGCATAAATAACACCGCGTGTATGAGCTAATTCACGTTCTATCTTATATGTTATAGACCTTTTATATTTTCCCTTTCTGCGCGTGTTTCTATGGTCTACATTGGCCTTAGCTTTAACAATGTCTTTAGAATCTTTTGTAGTTTCTTCTACTGCTCTATCAATCTGCGCCAAAGAATGCTCTTTATATTCTTGAATCATCTTTCTGATTTCAGGCCCAAGCTGCGACATATCGCAATATACATCATTGACGGCCAACTAATGTCACCGTCCATTCTGTACAGTGTACTTTTTGAGTGTTTATATCTTCATCTGTGATGGTTTGGTATGGTATTTCTAGTTCATCAAACATGTCTTCGATTTTAGCTTCTAATTCAAAATCTTTTTGATCAGTCACTAATCTATATATGTAAGTTCCAATCTTACAATACGTTCTATTGTCTGCAAAGTAATTATTTGTATAATCCAATGCATAATTCCCATAGGGGGTATGGGGTTTTGATTTGAAACTTCCGTATACAAATTGTCCTTCACCTAAAAGTTCAGTGAATTTAGCTACAATCTGTTGTCTTACTGTTTCCATTCTCCAGCATCCTGTTGAACATATAGTTCAATCGTATCTCCGGATGGGAATGTACGATAAACCGCATACTTTTTGTCGTTGTATTTCACTGTCGTTTCATCATTGTAATCAATAGTAGGAATAACAAGCTTATACGCTAACTGTATGCCTGCCTGGTAGGCTTCATTAAATTCTTTTGAATAAATTCCACCAACTCGACAAAATACTTCCTTCTCCGTTTCGTTAACATGTTCCACACCATCTTCATCAACGTATCTTTCTTTTTCAATCAGATATGCCACATCGTAGTAAAGATTATTCTCACGAGTATATTCATATGCCATACTATGTCACCTTCTTATGGGATTTATCTGTCATAAGAATCTGACGTAAATCCTCATATGTTTTAGCCATTGATTCTTTATATGAAGCATCCGTTGTACCAAATTTTGACTTTACATATGTTATTACCGCTACTACAATTTCATCTTCTAAATCATCTTCATCAAATAAGATATTTAATCTATCCAAATCATATAAACATGCTCTGATATATGTTTTGATTTCATCATCATAAGCATGTGATTTAGCTCTTGTAGCAGCAGTTCTAACACGTTCTAGAAGGCTTTCAGAAATATTGAACGCCATTATCTATCACCTAATCTTTCTTCGCACTGCTTTTTCGAGTAGTTTTCTTAGGCTCATCATCTAATAAAATAGGTTCATCATCAGTTCCAACAGGTTCTTCATCATTTAATGATTGTGTTCCTGTTTGACTTTCATCTTTTGTAACATCTCCATTGCTTAAGCTACTTTTTTTTTTAACAAGAAGATGTATTGAGGATCTAATACTTTACCATCATTGATAACTAATGCCTGAGTTACTTCCTCATTCTTTTCATAATCCCAGTACTTCTTCACACCAAACTGCATATTTGAGTTGATCGCATAGGCTTCTTTTCCTACCCAATACATTCCGAAGTATTCACCGGTTTTTGCTTCATTAAAATCTTTAAACGTATCATTTTCAACGAAATTAACAGTTCTAGCTGCGAATGTAGCACGTTCTGCACCATCAATAGGATTAAATGTTTCTGCATAAACAGGACGATTATTTTGATCAGCCAATGTTTTAATGTTTGCTTCATATGTTGCAGGAGTCATTACAAACTCTGGTTTTAATTTACGCATTGACAATGGAATCTTCGCAAAGAATTTTGTTTGCCATGATTTCCAATCTTTCATTTCTTCCTCAGTAAATTCAATAATGTGATCTGCTTTAATACGTCCACTTACTTTATTAGCTTCTGTTAAAATACCTTCACACTCATTGTTTTCAGATTGGCCTGTTAAAATTTCACGATCCATAGCTTCCAAATAAGCTTCTACAATAACTTCTGCTAATTTAGTTTCGAATGCATTTACAGTTAATACAGTTTGTAGTAATGTACGTGCTAAACGAATTTCACCAATCAAATATCCAAATTGTACAAATTCTGTAACAGAACCGGCTTTTTGACGATCAGACACTGTTGTTTCTGTGATACGTTTAAATGTAGCCTTGAATGAACCGATAGGATATTTAACACCACCACGGAAATTTGTATGTAATACTGCATTGTATAAGTAACCACGTGATTTACTTAATTCAGTCATTACTTTCTGAACAATTGTTTCAGGAATTAAAATACCTAGATCAGCTGCCACACCTGCTTCTGCGCTACGTTGTCTTAAGATTTCTGACTGTTTTCCTTTTTGAACGAATTCCATGAATGCACTACGATATTCCATATCGTCTTCCATTCCTTTTTTACGTTCTGACAAGTTTGTAGGCATTGATGGATGTGCTTTGCTACGAGCTTGTTCCTGTTGTGTAGCAAAAGCTTCATCTTCATCTACAATAGATTTTGCCATAGTATCCAAGAACGCTTGACGTTGTGCTACCCTGCCTTGTAACTCTTTGTCACGTTTTTGCAAGATATCAAATTCCGCCTGTAACATTTCCAAGTTTGTATTAGGATCGTTTTTGTTTACCTCATCTTGAATTTCTTTAAATCTTTTTTGAATCTGTTCGTGATTCATTGCATTGAATGCTGCTAGTTGTTGCTCTGTAAACATTAATTAATAGCCTCCTTAATCTGCAACAACAAACTCAGTCTTTCTCGTTTCTTTTCATTTTCTTTTTTAGTCCGTTCTTCATCCATTAAAGACTTTGCCCTTGCTTCAATAGATGTTTGATCATTTGCAGGAATCGACACTGCCGAAACATCATAAATTTTTGATACTTTACGTGTTGTCCACATCTTTTTAGATCTATCATATGATTCCTCGTCCACCATGTACCTCCATGACATCTGAGTAACCATTCCTGCCTGAATACTGTCGTACAAGCGTTTTGCAGCTTCTGTTCTTCCTAAATCTGCTGCAACAAACAATCCGTGTTCATCTACTTCAACAATAAGTGAACCATTGCTTGTACGTGCATATACCATTCCTCCATGATCAAATTGGAAGATGATATCACTCATATCAGCGTTGTCCAAACTTGAACGCTCAATCAACTCATATACATCATTACCTTCGTAATCTCGATAAAGAACATAAGGTTCAAATGTTGTAGCATATCCTTCAACATAGTACTGAGTATCAATCCGTTTATTTTCCGTCACCGGGTTCATTTGGAACGGGATCGAGCGCATTTGGATTTTGCTGTGGTTCGGTTTCCCCATTGTAACTAATTCCTCCTTGATTTGATTTAGTTACCTGGATATATTCACCTCGAATAAAACGTTTCTTACCTTCATCATCTGGTAAAGGCGCTTTGTTCATGATATTTAATGCCCCATTCGTATCAATCATTCCTCTATCGAACATTTGAGTCGCAACATTTAATTTTGTTTGTGTCGAATCATACTGTAAACGATCACTTGTAAGAATGATTTCACTACCATTCATAATCTGATTTACGGAATATAACATTCCACTTAACACTTCTCCAACTTCAATAAAGAATGGTTCGATAATTGATTCATAAAATGCATTCCATTCATCAGGTTTATATTTATTTTGTAAAATAGCTTCACTAATTCCAAAATAGCTATATACACTATTTTCAATTGCTTGCTTCTGCTTGGCATCCACTAATAGTGGTTTACTTTCAATCGGTTTTACTTCATCAAATCGATTGTCGACAAGGAATACACCTGTTTCATTTTTGTTCAGGTTATTTCTTAAGATCATGTTTTGTTGTTCTTTATAATCCTCATCATCGTCAATTGGTGTTGAAATTTTAGCTAAGAATCGAACAATAGAACTAGACTTGATCGCATTGATTGCTCCTTCTTCCTGAGCAAGCATCAATTTAGCTGTTGTATCAAATGCATCATTAATTTCACCAAAGTAATCATTTTTATACTGCATCTGCCTTAGATGTCCTACTTTGCTATATTCAATCAATTTTGTTTCGCCATAGATGAAATTAAAATAAATATAAACTACACCATTGATTTCTTTTAACTGACACTGACTTGGTACTGCGGGCCATAATCCCTTTACCATTCCATATTCATCTTCAATTGGAATAATGAAAGCATTGTTTTCTGTAAAATAGATAGTTGCCAATCTTTTGTAAAATTGACTAGCTGTCATATAGGGATTCGGCTTTTTTTTAACCAAATAGTTATATATCTTAGCTTTGTAGTCTTTGTTTGTCAGTTCAGGTGAAGCCTTCCCACATGACGTGGCAATTCGATTGATACATGCTCTGCATAGTCCAATCTCATATATTCCACCATCATAGGATGAATACACTGGTGAATATCCACCTAAGCTTGCAAACATTGAGTGTAATTGATTTTGTTTAGGTGCTGGCTTATTTAGTCCTAATAGACTTCCTAGCAAACCAAATCTTTTTCTTCTGCTTTTAGCCACTAATTCACCTTCCTTTTCTTGTTTTCAAGGCGGTATTTAAATGTATCCCACCATTTTTGTCTTACTGTATATGCATCAATAACGGATGCATACCCATCAATATGTTTTCTTGGATCAGTTTTAATCATGCGGACACGATTGTCCTCCGCAACTTTCTTTAATGCCACACTAGACATATGTGCTTGTAATAATCCATTTGTTCCTGTATGAACAAATCCATCTCTTACATATCCCGTAAATTCATTAATAACCGGTGTAAGGTTAGTTCCCTGAATGACATCATCCATCTTGTATCCATATTTCTTCATATCATCCACAAGATACTGTGCGGAATAGCGGTCATATCCGACGACAACGCAATAAATCTTGTATTTCTTACGTAGCATTTCAAACCATTCCGTAACATCTTCATACCGTACAAAGTTTTCCCCACTTGGACTTAAATATCCCAATTGAATAAATCTTGTATATGGTATCTTGTCTCTTTCTTCTAGCTCCTTGATTTTTAATGTTGGAAGCCAAAAATGAGTAAATATGTAGTCCTGCTCTTGAATTCGTATAACTACAGATGCGGCTGTTAAATCGGTTGTTTGTGACAAGTCAATTCCACCAACTGCATATGTATGTGCAAAATCTTCAAATCTAAGTTCTTCACCTTTAACTTTGTTAATATCTTCCGCACTAAACAATGCTTCTGTTGAATTCTGTTTGATATTCGCATATTTTGTTATAAACTCCGCCTTATATGTCGGTGAGCTATGTGCTTTTAAAATTTCATTCTGCAAATATTCATAAGAAACCGATATTCCAAGGTTTGGCATTGCTTTTCTTAATTCAATAGGATCATCCCATTTTTGAATATCATCAATCATATAAAAGAAAGGCAACATTTGTTTTTCATCAGACGTACCTAGTAAAACAGATGTTCCACGAACAAATAATTCATCATATAATCCTTCATCAATATAGTTTGCCGTACTTACAGGAATATAAAGTGGATCAGGTCTTGCACCACCTGCCGACAACATAACGTTGTACATTTTCATACCCGCTTCACCTTCCCAGGCTGCAAACTCATCAAAAATTGTCAAATATGGGTTGAATCCATCTGACTTCTTAGATGCAAAGGCAATTGGCTCCCATCGACAATTGTTCTGTTTCATGTAGATATCTGTTCTACGTTTTTTCACTCTTTGACTCAACGCTTTAGAGTGTTCCATCATTTGATACAGAACATTGTAAATGATCTGCGCTTGTTTTAACTTTGGCGCTATATTGTATATCTGCATGCCTGCTTCATCAGATGTAAATCCAACATCAAGTTCAATACCTGCACAAAGAAATGATTTTCCTTGTTTTCGGCCCATGACCGTAGGTATTTCACGAAACTGCCTTTTTCCATTCTTATCAACAAGCCCGAATATGCACGCAATATAGTATTTTTGCCAAGGCTCAAGCTTCACTTTTGTTGTTTTTCCTTCTACGTGATGACAAAACGTTTCAATAAAAGCTATATGCATTTCCGCTTTTTTCTCATCATAGAAGAAATCTCCATTTGCTAAACCTCTTTCAACATATTGAAGATTAAGCTTTATCCACTTACCGACTACATCTTCACCCGATTTAATCCGCTCTTTATAAATGTCTAGATATTTCATTTAAATCTGCTCATGAACTCATCCAATTCATCACCTTTTTTTCCGGATACTTCTGTTGTTTTTGAAAGTGAAGTAGGTGACAAGCCAAGTTCTTTGCAGTACTTCATGATCTGATCACGTAATTGAACGGTAATAATGTAGTATGGTGAGCGTGATAAATTCGTTGCACCGCCCTTGTTCGTATATTCAACAACCATCTGTAGTGATTTATAGCCATTTGCTTTACTTGAATCTCTCCATTGCTTCATTGTTGAATCATATTGGGCCAATGCATCTGCAAGTGAATCAACCGCAACCGAATATTCAGGAGAAAATGTACCTAAATTCTCTAGTTGTGAATTGATTCTTTTTTTCCATGCTCCTTTTTGCATTCATCATCCTCCCTTCCACATCCTATAAGCATTCCGTTTTCATCAAACTCAAAAGATGGTTTACGTTTGGAATGTTCTTCAGCATGACATAAGTCACACAACGCTTCCAAATTAGAATCGCCAAATAGAATGTGTACATCTCTATAGTTGTCCTGGTCAATGTGCACTTTATGGTGCACGCATGTCGACCTGGTATAGATACCTTTTTTCAAACATCTTTCACAAAGTGGATGTGCCTTTCTATACGCTTTGCTTTTCTTTTCCCAAGCCTTGCTTGAGTAAAATTTTCTAGCATAATTTCTAGCACCTTTTTTTGTTGCTTCTGAACCATAATATTTTTTCATATCGCTACATTCAAAGTTTTGACCATAACTACAGTTAACAAATTTAAAGGACGACAAAAACTAACAGTAAATACTTTGAATGCAGTGATATGAAAAAGACCCATGTTTCCACAGGTCTTTTTCAACGGGCACTAAAATGAAACAATCCAAGAACTACCTTGTTTGTTCTAGAAGATGTTTTCCAATCTTCACGACTACAGAATATCACGGTTTTTCTTTGTACACTGTACAAAATGAAGAAATTCAGATTTTACCCCCTGTCACACACCCATGACCCAGTTTTTTTGAACTCCCCACGCCGTTCCCCAAAACGCAAAAAACTTTTGAAAGATAGGGGGGTCTATGCTGATCTGATCCAAGCCCTGGGCGCTTCCAGGGTTAAAAATCAAACCTATGCAGCTAGCACCACACCGCACCATTCACGGCTTCAATCATATGACTATCATATATTTATTATTGTGTTGAAAGATGTTTCAACACGCATTGTTGAAAGCGTTGTTTCATAACATAGCAACGACTACATTAATAGAACGCGTGCGCACGTTCTTATATATAGCTATAAACATTTCACTACTTCCATATATTGGATCATATGCGTCGTTTGTCTTCAATGATCTGGTGCAACCCCACCAAAAAAAGGACGCTCACCACGTCCATACATGTATATATCACTAGTCTGATAACTCTATCTTATAAGACAAAACGCAAACACTAGAGAAAGCCTTTTATATAGGCGCTTGCGTGCACGTTTGAAAAGGCAAAAGCTTTTTGAAAAAATGAGCATAAAAAAAGACGACTTTATATTTTAGTGCCGTCTGCAAATTCAAAATAGCATTTGTATTTTGCGCCCATCGTTTTAGCAAGCTTTTCTTTTTCTTTATCTGTTAACGATTCTCTTTTTATTTTCATTGCAAAGTTAGCTTGACTGTATCCCAACGCTTCAGCCGCTTTCGTTTGGTTTATGCCTGCATATGCTAGCGCCCTTTTAATCTTGTCTTTTTCCATTCTTCCACCTTCTTTATCACGTTTTAATTATATATTATTTTTTTTAAATTGTAAATTTTTAATATTTAATTATAATTTATTATTGACTA